GTGCCTTTGGGCGACGAGACGTTGACGCTCGCCAACGACGGGCTCCTCGACGCCTCAGCCGGGTTCATGCCGCTCGGCCCCGACGGTGAGCAATGGGAAGGCACAAACCGACGCCGCATCCAAAAGGCTTATTTGGCGCATGTCGCGTTCGTACCCGAACCGGCATATCAGGGCGCCCGTGTGCTTTCCGTCCGCTCACACGGGCTTACAGAGCCTCCTGGGGGGTTCTCCACGCCGAACCTGGATGAGGTTCGTGCGTGGATCGTTGGGTTGAAGTATCCTCCGCTCGTTCGCTGAACTACCAGCCGTGGCACTGGGTGGCCGGCTGTTGCGGGGGAGGCGACGCTCGAGCGAGTCCTGTTCGTTCGCGTCGACCAAAGGGAGGACCCCGTAATGGGTGCCACAGACAAGATCCTCGCCCGCTACGCAGCGGAAGCTGAGGAGCATCAGGCCGTCATCGAGTCGCTCGCCGCTGACGCCGAGAAGAACGGCCGCGACCTGCTGCCGAAAGAGATGGAGATGATCGAGGTTCGCCGTGACCGGCTGAAGGCGCTCGGCGAGCAGATGGAGCCGTTGAAGGAGACCAGCCGCATCGGCCTCGAGTCCCGCAACCGGATCTCCGAGCTCCACGAGATCATCGCCGGGCAGACCCCGGAACGGCAGGCCGAGGTCGAGTACCGCTCAGCCGGCGAATACGCACTCGACTACTGGCAGGCCGCCATGGGCGTCGAGGCCGCCGTGAAGCGGTTCACGACCTACAACCGTGCCGCCGCACACCAGACCACGGCGGACAACCCCGGCCTGTTGCCGTCGCCGATCGTGGCGCCGGTCATCAACTTCGTCGACCAGTCCCGCCCAATGACGACGTGGCTCGGGCCGCGGCAGATCTCGACGCAGACATGGTCGCGGCCGAAGGTGACGCAGCACACCAACGTCGCGTTGCAGCCCGTCGGCGAAAAGAACGAGCTGGTCAGCCAGAAGATGACGATCACGTCGCAGACAGTGACCGCGAAGACGTACGGCGGGTATGTCAACATCTCGAAACAGGACCTCGACTGGTCGCAGCCGTCGATCCTCGACCTCGTGATCTCGGATCTGGCCGGGGTGTACGGGGTGGTCACGGAGGCCGCACTCGGCGCCGCCGTCATCGCCGCCGCACCGACGTCGGACACGATCCCGACCGGGGCACCCACCGTCGCCGCGCTGAACGCCGCATTGTGGAAGGCGGCCGGCACGATCTTCAGCGCGACGAAGGGGCAGGGCCGCCTCGCGATGTTCCTGCCACCGGATCAGCTCAGCGTGTGGGCGCCGCTGTTCGCCCCCATCAACCCCACGAACGCGATCTCGCCCGGGTTCGAGGCTGCGAATTTCAGCAGCGGTGCGATGGGGCAGATCAGCGGGATCCCCGTCTACATGACCGCCGGCCTCCCCGCCGGCTCATCCGTCGTCGTGTCCTCGTCGGCGCTTGAGGTTTATGAGGACAGAATTGGGTCTTTGCAGGTAATCGAACCGTCAGTTTTGGGTCTGCAAGTGGCTTACGCCGGGTATTACACATGGCTGGTTGTTGAGCCGACAGGCCTGGCGGAAATCATTAAGACACCGTAATGGGCGACGGCGGAATTCTGTGGGACGCCCCGAACCAGCAGGTCGTCCGTGACGACGCATCCGCACCGTGGGATGAGGGCACCGGCGGATCGACCGAGGAGCCGACCGGCGAGACCAGCCCGGAGCCGACGCTCGACACCATGACGAAAGCGCAGCTCCTCGAGCACGCCGAAGGCCTCGGCCTCGACGTCGACGACTCGATGACGAAGGCGGACATCAAGGCGGAGATCGAGGCGAACTGATGGCGTATGCGACCGCGGACGAGCTCGCCAGGATCCTTCAGCTGACGGGCCCGTCCGCGGCGCAAACCGCCGCGCTCGACCGGGTGCTCGAGGCCGCGACCACGGAGATCGACGCCTACCTCGCCCTGACGACGCCGCTGGTCGCGCCGTACCCGGATCTGGTGGTGTCGGTGAACCTCGACCGGGCCGCCGACATCTGGAAGAGCGAGCAGTCGCCGTACGGGATCGTGAACCTCGGCGGCGAGACCGCGCCCGCGTACCCGTCGCGGAGCTCGTGGCGCAGGCACGCCTCGAGGCTGCTGCCGCTGAAGGAAGGGTTCGGCGTTGCCTGATGGCGAGCCTCGTCGAGATCGTCGAAGCGATGGCGGCCGCGCTCGAGCCGATCGCGGCCACGATCCCCGACCTTCAGGTCACGCCCTACCTGAACCAGAACCCGACACCGCCGAGCGTGGACATCTACCCGGGCACCCCGTTCCAGACCGGCACCGGGTTCGGCGATGAAGCAGAGCTGTTCTTCACCGTCCGTGCACGCACCACATTCGCGGACTCGGTGGCCGGCCAGCAGGGGCTGTACCGGATGCTGGACCCGTCCGGCGCCGAATCGGTGCAGGCCCACCTCGAAGCAGACCAGACATTGGGCGGCCTCGTCGACGCCGTCGCCGTCGCCACGGAGGGTGTGTCCGGATTCACGGAGTACCTCGAAGACGCCCAAACCGGCGGCCGGCTTGTCGGCTGCGAATGGAGAGTGAGGATCCTGACGTGAAGACGACTTACAAGGTGTCCGGGCTCACCGCGTTCATGGACCACCAGCCCGGCGAAGAGTTCGAGGCCGAACTCGACGAAGACCTCGAGGACCGGGCGTTGGAGCGCGGCTCGATCACGATCGTGAAGGGCTCAACGAAGAAGAAAGAGGTGAAGGAGGATGGCTAAGCGCGTCGCCCTGAAAGACTCTGTGAAGGTCGACGCGGTCGACCTGTCCAATCTCTGCCGCTCAGTCCGGCTCAGCAGCGAGCACGAGCGCATCGACGTCAGCGGCTTCTCCGCGTCCGGTGCGAATGAGTACCTCGCCGGCTCGACGGAGCAATCCGTAGAGGTCGAGTTCTACGGTTCGTATGGCACCGGCGAGGTACACGCAACCCTCTACCCGCTCCACAAGAACAGGACGACGTTCGCGTTCGCGTGGCGCCCCGACCAGACCGCTGTTGTCGGCCCCACCAACCCGGAGCTAAGGGGTAACGCCCAGCTGTACACCTACGGCCCCGGCTCCGTCCGTGGTGACACCGACACATTCACCGTCACGTTCAACGCCGCGGATGCGGCCGGCTTCCAGTTCTTCACCGCCTAGGGATGGCCCGTCCGCGAGGCCACGTCGACGGGTACGAGGACTTCCTCCGCGACCTGAAAACCGCTGAGAAGAACATCCGGAACGGTGTGCGGAAAGAGATCAGGCAGGCAGCCGAGCCCGTCAAAGCCACCGCCGAATCACTCGCCGTGTCACGGATCCGTGGTGTGGATTTCGGGGAGCCGTGGTCGAGGATGCGGGTCGGGGTCACCCAGAAATCCGTGTATGTCGCACCCCGCCGCCGAGGCTCGAAGGCAGGCCTAAGCAAGCGGCCGAACTTCGCCGACCTGCTCATGAACCGTGCGATGGAGCCCGCACTCGAGCAGCATCAGGACGAGGTCGTCCGCGACATCGACAGCCTGATCGGCCGGGAAGCGGCGAGGTTCAACCGTGGCTGACTACGTCAACATCACGGGTGTCCCTCCCTGGGACGGCCGGTACGAGCTCGACCTCGACGGGCAGCCGCTCACCACCACGGAGTGGGGCTGGGTGAAACGCCGCGCCGGCTACCTCCCCCTCACCCTCACCGGGGAGGCTTTCGCCGACCCCGAACTGATCGCCGTCCTCGCCGCCATCGCTGTACGCCGCGCCGGCACGCTCGAGCCGCGTGAGGTCGAAGGGTTCATCGACCGGCTGTTCGACGCACCGTTCGGGAACACCATCACCCTCGAAGCGGGCGACACCGCCGGTGATGCCGACCCTCCCCCGGAAAGCTCCGACGTGAGGCCGAGCACCAATGGGGCCAGTTCCACGAACGGTTCGGAGAGCTCGGCCATCCTGCCTCCACCTACTGGAGTCCCGCCCTCGGCTACTTCAGCATCAGCCCCCACGACGTCGGTGACCTAACCCCGATGCAGCTCTTGGCGTGCGACCTCATGTTCGAGCAGGTCATGACCAGGGAGACGATGAGTCTTGGCGCGTGAGCTGCGCGTAAACATCGTGGGGGATTCCCGCGACCTCGAGCGGGCATTCGCCAGGTCGGAGAAGTCGGCGCAACGGTTCGGACGGGCCATGAAGGGTGCGCTCGCCGGCGGCATCGCCGGTGTCGGGCTCACGAAGATCCTGACGGACACCGTCAAGGCCGCGAGCAACTTGCAGGAGTCGATGTCGAAGACGAACGCGGTCTTCGGCCAGTCCTCGAAAGACATCACTGACTGGTCGAAGAAGACCGCAACCGCGTTCGGGATCTCGGAGCGGGCTGCGCTCGAGACCGCCTCCTCGTTCGGTGCGCTGTTCGGCCCGCTCGGCATCGTCGGTGCCGCGGCGGCAGACCAGTCACGGAAGCTGACCGAACTCGGCGCCGACCTCGCGTCGTTCTACAACACCGACGTCCAGTCCGCCCTCGACGCAATCAGGAGCGGTCTCGTCGGTGAGTCGGAGCCGCTCCGGCGGTACGGGGCGCTGCTGTCCGAGACACGGGTGCAGCAGGAGGCGATGGCTGAGACCGGCAAAAAGAACGCCACGTCCCTGACCGATCAGGAGAAGGTGCTTGCGCGTATCGCGCTGATCTTCGAGGACACCACGGTTGCGCAGGGCGATTTCCAGAGAACATCGGGCGGGCTCGCAGGCCAGACGAAGATCCTCCAAGCGCAACTCGAAGATCTCCAGGCCACCCTCGGCGAAGCGTTGTTGCCGTACATCACCGACATCGCGAAGAGAACGAACCTGTGGCTGTCCGACATGGAGAACCGGCAGATGGTCGTAGACAACTTCGCGGCGTCCATGCACACACTGGCTGGCGCGATGGAGGCTGTCGCCCGAACGGCCAGTGTCGGCCACGGCGCGTGGAGCCGTTTCGTCGAGGTGTTCCAGAACCTTCCCGGCGCACCGTCGTCATCTCCGATGGTGCCGAGCTTCTTCAAGACCGGCCCGGCAGGTTTCGCCGGCCGCGCCGGCGGCGCCGGCGGCCGAGGCGGCCTGCCAGGCACCGGACAGGGCGCCGTCGACGACCTCCTGAACAAGGTCAGGTCGATCGCCGCCATCGGGCAGGCGAACAGCGCCATCGGCCAGCTCACCCAGTTCATCGCGAAGTACACGGCGATGGGGAAGAAATGGGAGGACACCCAGAAAGCCATGGCAGCCCGCCGTGCTGCAGCGCAGCTTCGGCAGCAGCGGATCGCCGCCGGACGGCAGAACGTCCTCGGCTGGCTCGACTTCGGCCTCGAGCGGGCCGAGTCGACGAAGAGCAACCGTGACAACCTGAAGGTGCTCCGCCGCCGTGAGCAGATCCTGAAGTCGTGGATCGCGTCGTCGGGCCGCACCCTGAACCTTGTCCGGGAGCTGTGGCGCACCCAGGATCAGATCCGCAACCTGAACAAGAAGAACTCCGACCGGGACCCGCTCGCCGGGCTCATGCAGGTCTCGAGCAAACGCCTCGCCCAGGTGCTCGCGACCGGTACAGGTATCGGCCGCGGCGGGATGGGCCGCCTCGAGGCGAACATTGCGGGGCAGGAGATCCACAACTACGTCATCCTTGACGGCCGCCAGGTCGCGCACTCCGTGAACACCCACCAGACCCGCGGCTCGGCCCGTACCGCACGGCAGACGTCCGGGTTCCGCGGGTAGTCCGCGGTGGCGATCCTCGGCAACAACACCACCTACGGCGGCATCCTCACACCCGGAGCCGGCCGCATCTGGGCGTCTAAGCACACGCTGGCCGCCGCGGGCGCGGTGAACGAACTGTGGTGCCGTGTGCAGGCCTCCACGAGCGGCAACACCTATTACGTCAGCATCTACACCGACTCCGGAGGGGTCCCTGCGTCGCTGCTGGTGGCGTCGGCGGCGATCGCGTACACCGGCTCTGAAGACCCGAAAGCTCTCGGCGTGACGGGACTGTCGACGCCGATCGCGGCAGGCACCTACTGGGTCGGCGTCACGACCGCGAACTCCAACGGGTACGTGAAACAGAGCGGGCTCGGCGACGGGGTCAGCACGGCGATTTTCTTCAGCGCCGGCCCGCCACCACCGCCGACGTTCGGCACACCCGGCTACACCGGCACCGAAAACGTGTCGGCGTGGGCTGTGATCGGTGCCGCCGCCGCCGCACCTGTCTCGGACTTCTCCGCGACCCCCACGGTCGGGGCGCCGCCGCTGGCTGTCGTGTTCACCGACCTGTCGTCGAACACCCCCACGTCGTGGGCGTGGACGTTCGGCGACGGCGGCACCAGCACCGTCCAGAACCCTTCGCACACCTACACGGCCGCGGGCACCTACACCGTCGCGCTCGTCGCGACGAACACGGCAGGGTCGAACACCAAGACCCGCACCGGCTACGTGACCGTCTCCGCCCCCGTCGACCTGAACCCGCCCGGCGTGTCGATCGCGTTTGGCGATCCGTGGGACGAGCCCGACCCTACATGGACGAGACTGGACACGCTCGCCGGCTGCCGTGTCCGTGGCTGGACTGTCGACCGTGGAAGGCCGAACGAGTTCGCGAAAACCGGGACAGGCACGGCCACGGTGAGGATCGCTGACCTCGACGGCCTCTTCGACCCCACCAACGCCACGTCGCCCTACTACCCGAACGTGCTTCCCGGCAGGCAGGCCGCGATCAGCCTCTACAACCCGGTGTCGAGCACATGGCATATCCGGTTCCGCGGGTTCGTCGAGGCCTACCGGTACGTGCTCTCACAGACCCGGGAGCACATGGAGCTCCAACTTGATCTCGTCGACGGGTTCGCGATGCTCGCCCGGGCCGAGCTGCGCCCCGGTCGGGACGGTGCGCTGCCTCCGTTCACGGGGATGACGCCCGACCAGATCGCCGGACTCAACAACCTCGTCGCCGAAGGGAACGTGCTGTACGGCGAAACCGCCGGGCCGGCCCTCGACCGGCTCCAGGCGATCCTCGGCGACGTCGAATGGCCGCCCGAGTGGGCGAAACATAACGCGATACCCGGCCAGGTAGACGACCTCTTCACGCTCAACGTACGCCTAGGCCCGAAGGCATACGGCCCCGGCACAAGCGCTCTGGATGCCCTGTGGGATGCCGTGGATGGGGACTGGCCAGGGGTAAGCAACATGTACTGCGGGGCTGACGGCCACCTGAAGGCGAGGGGCCGGCAGGCCCGGTTCCGGCCGACAGTCGCGGAGTACGGCATCACCCCGTACACCGTCGGTGACCTCGCCACGATCGCCGCCGACACGGCAGCCGTTCCCGTGTCCGAGCTCGAATGGGCGATCGAGGACAGCCAGGTCTGCAACGCCTGTATCGCGACGCCGGAGAAGGTCGGTACGGGCGGCTCGTGCCGCCCGTACGACCCCGCGGTGGATGATCCGACCGGGGCAATGCTCGTCACCGACGAACCCTCGAGGGCCGCCTACGGCCTCCAGTCGCTCACGTTCGACAACCTCCAGACCATCGAGGACATCGCGACCGGCGAAGGCTCCCTCGCCGCGGTGAAGAAGTTCGCGACCTACTACGTCGAGAACTCCAAGGACCCGCACGTCAGGATCAGCCGCATCGTGTTCAAGTCCCGCCGGCCCGGCGCCGACCACGGCTCCCCGCTATGGGCGTTCTTGAACAACGTCGAGATAAGCGATCTCCTGACCGTAAAAACCGCTCACGGTGGTGGAGGCGGGTTCTTCCGCGAGTTCTTTGTCGAGGGCCTCCACTACACCTGCCGGCCCGGCGCACCGAACGTCCCGGTTGTCGAGCTGAGCCTGGACGTGAGCCCGCGGGAGCACTGGACAACGAACCCGTTCGACACCGACGAGGACCCCTAGTTGCCTGCGCCGCAGCCCCGTATGCACGGCCTCACCCACATCCATGGTGGGCCTGACCCGTTCATGTTCGCATGGGAGACGGTTGCGGCCGCCGGCACATGGTCGAACACCGACGCGCTCGCCGTGATCACGTTCCGGGGCGCAACCGACGCCGCACTGCTCAGCTACCAGGACTCCTCAGGGTCGGCGACCGTCCGGTATCTCGCAGGGACACTCTCGACTCTCGCCGGGACGTCGTGGCTCACAGCGCACGCCGTCCACGCCGTCGCGACAACCCTCTCGGCCGCGCCGGCGGGGATGGTCAACCGGTTCGCGTCGGCCGCCCCAAAAGCCGTTGTTGCGCACAGCACCGCAGCCGGGCGCACGTCGAACTGGCCGACCACGGACGTGACTGTCGACCTGGCCGGTGTGTGGGGCACCCGGGTGATCGAGGTCAAGAACGTCTCCGCCTACATAGGCGCGACGGGTGTCACCGGTGACCCGGCCCTCCCGTTGACGCTCGACTACCCGGCCGGATCAACGGCCGGCGACCTCGTCGTCGTGACCGCGTGGCGGTTCGCGGCGGGCGGGCCGGTGTGGCCGTCCGGGTGGACTAGCCTCGGTTCGGTCAGCACCTCCAACATCACCTACAACGCCGGTTGGAGGTTCGTGCCGTGACCGGCGGGAAGTTCTCGAAGATCCGGTTCGGCACCGGCCTCGCCGTGACGGAGGAGGGCGCCGGGGTGATCCGTGTCGACGCGTCAGCCGGCTCCACCGTCGACATCAGCGGGAAGGTTGACCGGGACGCCGTCGAAACAGCGACCGCCCGCCTCGTCCAGGTGAAACTCCTGGTGGGGGATACGCAGCCGGCGTTCAGGATCGAAGGGGACGGCAAACACCGGTGGGGGCAGGGCGGCACGACCGCCCCCGACACGACCCTGTACCGCGTCAACCCTGGCGGGCTCAAAACAGACGGCAACCTTTACACCGCCACCACACGCATCAACTCATGGGGGATGGTGGGCGAAGGAAACATCGACACGTCCCTGTATTTCGGAAGCGATTTCTTGACGAGCCTGTACCGGCCCGCCTCGGGAACATTGAAGACAGGCAACGAGTTCCAGGGCGGGAAATGGGTGTGGGTCAACCATGACTCCTCCGCCGACAAAACGGTTTTGATCGGCAACGACCTCGTATCGCAGAAAGCCGCGATCGTGCTCGGGCAGGACACCCATATCTTTCGTTGGGTCGGCGGGATCGTCGGGATCTCCCTGGGGGCCGTCCTCGGCACCCGCGGAATCGAGGCGGGCCCACCCGACTCCGGCGGCGCCGGCTACCGCATGCTCCGCGTATCCAACAGCTAAGGAGGGATGACCGATGCCGATAGTGCAGACAGTTGTGGTCGACATCACCTGTGACAACCCCGTCTGCCCCGGCAACAGCCTGAACCCCGCCGACCGGCTCGGCTGGACGGTCGTGAACGCCGAGCTGTACGGCAGCAGCAGCGCCCAGTACGTCTACTGCTCCGCGGTCTGCGCCGGCTCGATCCAGGGCGGCCTCGAGCTGCTCCCCCCGGTCGAGCTCCCACCCCCGGAGCCCGGCTGATGAGCTGGAACAGCAGCCCCCCTAAGGGTCACAAGATGGAGCCCGGGAAGTGGCCCGGCACCCCCCTCTACCCGCCGTCCGCAGCCCCCGGCCACACCCCGTCGAAAGACTCGCCGCTCGTGGTCGCGGTGAAGCGGGCCACAGCGCACCTAGGGGCGATCCCGTGGGAGCCCGACAAGTGGGACGACTCCTACAACGAGAAGATCGCGGATGCCGTCGCCGAAGTTCAACGCTGGTCGGGGACGCTCGAGCCGGCGACAGGCTGGTTCGGGGAGAAGAGCTTCAACTTCTACAGGTCGGTGCTGATGGGTGAGTCCCGTCCGAACGCCGGGCAGCCGGCGTGGGACGCAACCTGCGTTCAGCTGACCGAGGACGCCTACAAGCAGGCGCACCCGCCGCCGCCGCAGAAAGGCCGGGAGCTGCTCTTCGACCATTTCGAGCAGCGCGACGGCTACACAGAGCAGCCCGCCGACAGCAACTGCGACACCCGGCCCGACGGGATCCGTACCGCGCAGGACCTCACCGCCCAGGGGTCGACGTGGCTGAGGAATGAGCCGTGGTGCGGATGCTGGTGCTACTACGCCCTCCATCAGGCCGGCGTGACCGGCATGAACTCGTGGATGGCGTCCGTGGCGTCGATCGAGGACAGGGCGAAGCAGAAGCTCACCCCGTTCACGGGGTGGACGACC